CACGTTCGCCCCACGGGTAGTCCAGATCCTGCCAGCCAGTTAAGGATGACAGGGCCTGGCGCCGTAATAAAATTCCGGTGGGAGGAGGAGGTTGGTGTACCACCTCTTCCGGTTAGCCCGCGCCCTTGCTTGGAGCTTATAACGCGTTTTCACGTTATTCTTCACGGCAAGGGCATCAGGCACTCCCCCCCGGATCTTCTTTTTTATCCACGCGTTCACCGCGCGGGCATGAAGAGGAGCCGGGGTTACCTTTGAGTTGCATGGTGCGAGGGGGACGTCCCCAAACAGGGACGCCTGGGAGAAGAGCGATGTCTCGTTCCTCAACCAGTCCCCGACATGTCGGGAAACCCGCGGTTCTGTGGAAGGAACCGTGGAGAACTCGATAATGCCGAAGTCTGCCTCGCGCCAGAGCACGGCTTCCGCGCGCTCCCTCGCTAGGAGTGCGACGCGGTCTCCGCTCTCCGTCCATGACGGAGGGGCCAACGGCAACTGGTCGTTACCTGCTCCATAGAGCAGTTTTCCCAGTGCCAGTCGATGTCTCAGCGGTGCTGAGAATCGGGCCACGGATCCGCGTATCGGGGGAAGGCCCGCGCCCCCTAGGGAGCGCGGGCAGCAAGGTGCCACGCCGGAGCTGCGAGCTCGTCTCCACACACCAGTGTGAACGGCTCTCAGCACCCGTCGGGCACGATTTGCCTTACCCAGATCGAAAGTCAAGCTCTCGTAGGTCTCCCCGACTTGGTCGAGGGAGGCACCTACGAGGCCTCTCAAAGGTATCCCACCAAACCACTTTACTGGGGGTCTCAGTCGTTTCGATGACCAGGGAACAATAAGGAAAGACATTTCCGTAAAATTACCTGCGAAACTCGACACAAAGTGTTTTCCTTCCGAGAAGGCGCCGCCGCATTCAGCGACGACGTCGTGGTAGGCTTTCACCATGGCCGGCGGCCATGAAGCGACTAGATCGTCTCCACCAATCACGGTGGACCATCTAGCCGCTCTATGGGCCGCATGAGATCCAACCCGTCGGGCGGCAATGTGGACCCAAGCGAGATGGATCATTGACAGGATCGGCCACGTTGGACCGAGCCCCATCAGGATCCCTCGTTTGAGGGTCACACGTTCGCCCCACGGGTAGTCCAGATCCTGCCAGCCAGTTAAGGATGACAGGGCCTGGCGCCAGCAAGTGGGCAAGTCTGGCCAGCTATCCAGCAGGCCGTCTACGACACTCTGTACAAGTGACAGAGGTAGCAAGTCGGAGGCGGCCGTCAGGTCTGTGGACACTATGAGGTTGCCACTCACGTGGTTTCTCATGGCATCCTCAACCGCCTGTCGTCGATCCCCGTTCAGGAACCCTTTCGTTAGATCCTCCTTACGGAGGGCAGCCAAAAGGGCCCTGTTCAGGGCGACGCCGGCGGTTGAGGCGTGGGTAGGAGGGGCGGAGACTATTCTAGTCTTCCAGCCCCTTTCTCCAATGACGCAGACCCGATGGAGGAGTCGCTCGCGACCAGTGATGGTCGCGGCGGCGTCCGCCAGCGGGATAGAACAGGAATTGAATCGTCCCAAAAGGACGTCCTCCTCAGACAAGAAATCGCTGGGCTGAATCTCGATCGGTTGGGAGACCGAAGCGATCGAGAACAGCGAAGCGCGAGTGCTGCGAAGCTGCTCGCGCATCCCGCCCTGACGGCGGGTGCGATCATATGTCGCCGACGGTGAACAGGAGATCGAAGTCTCCCATGGGATCCGTCGCGAGGAGAACCACCCCCGGATATAAGTCCGGGTCATGGTTAACAATTCCTGGGCGACCGGGAACGGTTCCGACACTCGCGCTTTGTGCGTGAGGAGAGCAGAATGCTCAACGCGTGCGTCGCCCTCGGGGAGGGCGCGGCCAACGAAGGACATCTGTTCTAGTTGCCCACGCGACGACGCGCAAAGACGTCGCGATAGGAACCGGCCCCGGGGGCCTAGCTCCGCGTTCGTAAGAACATGGAGCCGGGCCTCAGCAGCAGCCTTCTTCAGGTACGACGCTACAAAGCCGAAACCCGAAGAGTGAGTGGTCTGAACCAACCAAAAGGCCAGTTTCTGCAACTCGAGTCTCCTCTTGTTGCCGAATCTGGTACCCCATGGGGGGATCGGACCAAACATGGCTGCTGATGCCGCCACCAAACCTTGCCACGTGGTCTCCAAGAGGGACCACGTTTTCGGTGGGAAAGGGAGTGCTTTAGGGTTCGCTGTGTCGTTAGAGACACAACGAGGCGAGCACGCGGTCGAAATCCTCTCAAGTTTCCTTGAGATGGAGGCCGACCTGCCATGTGCCGCCTCGAAGACGAACCACAATAGACCTGCCGAAACAGGTTTACTATGTGTCTTTC